CAGTTAGCTATCGTTTTGTTATCTGCATCTATTCTTGCAGTTAACAATCGTATGTACTGGGCTAGTATCGGAGTTGGTGGAATCGCTGCTTTGATTTTAGCACAAGGGTATTGGTTGGTTCTATGACATGAACTACTTGCTACTTTTACTGTTAGTTAGTATTCCAGTAGAAGCAACTAGGTTAGAATGTGTTCGATGGACATGGACAGGTGATGTATACAATCGTAAAGTTGTATGTTTAGAATGGCGTGATAGAGATGCACCAAGAAAAGATGAAAAGAAGAAGTAATGGACCCAGTAACAATAGGTCTTGCATTTGCGGCTGCACAATCAGCTGTTAGCCACATCAAACAAGCCATAGCGCTTGGTAAAGATATCAACAGTCTAGTAGGACAATTCAGTAAATTTTTTGAATCCTCAGATTCTATTCATCGCGAAAGAACAAAGCTAAAAGCCAAAGCTAATCTACTGGGCAAATCTGATGCAGAGTTAGGGCATGAAGCACTTCAAATAGCAATGCACAGTGATGCTCTACGACAAGCAGAGCGTGAACTTAAAGATATGATTCTCTGGCAGTTAGGTAAGCCACAGATTTGGGAACAAATGATTGCCGAGCGCACTAGACTTTTTAGAGAACGTGCCGAAGCCCAACGTGCAGAAGAAGAACGTGCACTAGCCCACAAGAAGAAAATGGCAGATCAGTTTATCTTTGCCATGTATTTTATAGCAGGGTCAGTGATTTTATTTGCATTTGCCATGGGCGGTGTTGCAATTTACGGGCAGATGGAAGAAAAACGAATATACGAAGAGAAAGTTGCCAAGAGACTACTAGTTATACGACAGCAACAAAAAGAACGTGAAGCTCGTGAAAAGAAAGAACGAGACGATTATGCTAAAAATTAACCAAGGAACGTATGTACTTCAATATTATTATCACATTCAATGATATATTGTTCATGCTATGCATGATACCGTTCCTAATGGTGTTTGGTGTTATGTTCAAAGACTGGTACAACGATAAAGACCGATATAAATAGTATAATAAAAAGGAATAGATATGTACCAGTACAAATGTAAGATTCTCAAAGTTCTCGACGGAGACACAGTTGATATTGATTTAGACTTAGGGTTTAAAATTGTCCTTGCTAATCAAAGAGTGCGCATGGCTGGTATCGATACTCCAGAATCAAGAACTACTATTGCAGAAGAAAAAGTTCGTGGTCAACTTTCTAAAAAGAAATTAACAGAGAAACTACCTGTTGGTTCATGGCAAGTTATTGAAACGCAAAAACCTGACAGCAACGATGACAAGTTTGGTAGAATCCTTGGTGTTTTTATTCTTGAAGATGGCACTCGTGTCAATGACTGGCTAATTCAAAACAACTACGCTGTGCCATACAAAGGTGAAAACAAAGACTTGACACAGGCAGAACATCAGGCTAATAAAAAGATTTTGATCGAACGTGGCGAGCTGAAGCCGTGATGAAATATAGAACGATATTCATAAGTGATGTGCACTTAGGTACTCGTGATTGCCAAGCAAACAAGTTAAACAACTTTCTTAAACATAACACCTGCGAGACTTTATATCTTGTAGGTGACATTATTGATGCATGGAAGATTCAGCAGAACAAGTGGAAGTGGAAACAAACCCACACCAATGTAGTGCGAAGAGTGTTGGGTCATGCTAAGCGTGGCACTAAGGTAATCTACATTGCAGGTAACCATGATGAATTCTTAAGACCGATGATCCCTTATGGATTTTCTTTCGGTCTAGTTGAAATAAAAAACCAAACAGAACATGTAGGAGTTGACGGTAAACGATACCTAGTCACACATGGAGATTTATTCGATGGCATTACACGTCTTACGCCTTGGATAGCATTTTTAGGAGATAAAGCATATGACATTGTTCTTAGCCTCAACGGTAAATTTAATTGGATTCGTCGTCGTATGGGTTTTGGGTACTTTAGCCTTAGCAAGTATCTTAAACACAGAGTCAAAAAGGCAGTAGACTTTATATTTCAATTTGAGAAAAACCTTGCTCAATACTGCAAGAAACGAGGATTCGATGGCGTCATCTGTGGACACATACATCATGCTGAGATAAAAGAGATTAATGGCGTGATATATATGAATGATGGCGACTGGGTCGAGTCATGCACTGCTCTTGTTGAGCACCATGATGGAAAGTGGGAAATTATTACATGGACTAAGGAAAACGATGATGTTGTTGAAGGATAAAATTACAATTGTGATTCCTTGTAAAAACGAGGAAAATTACATAGGATGGTTACTATTACAATTGCGCAATCAACTGATAGGCAGTACTAGAATTATCATTGCAGATTGCTCTACTGACAATACTCGTAAAGTTATTGAATCAACCAAGGGAAGATTGAATGTTGAGGTTATTGATGGTGGTCCAGTTAGTATTGCTAAGAATAATGGAGCCAAGCTGGTAACTACTCCATACATCTTGTTCATAGATGCTGATGTTCGTTTCTTTGATATCAATACTATTCGTGATGCAGTTGATGAGATGGAATCCAAAAATCTAGACTTAATCGGATTGTACGCAAAGTGCTATGATACTGACAAACGAGCACAAATTGGATTCATGTTATTTAATTTTGTAAACAGCATCATGAAACACAAAGTGCCGTTTGCTGTTGGTGCTTTCATGTTAACTCGTCGTGATAAATTTGAAGAGTATGGTGGATTTGCTGAAAAGTATGGAACAAGCGAAGATTTCTTTTTGTCTAAAAAATACGACCCCAAGAAGTTTAAATTGTTGAATCACTATTTTGGACAGGACAGCAGAAGATTTCAAATAATGGGGTACTTTGGTATGGCATGGTATCTAATAAAAAACTTTTGGAACAGAAATAACGATGCCTATTGGGACAGGATAGACTACTCAAAGTACTGGAAATAGATAACCCCAGCGTTGCTTTTTTACAACTAATAACCCTGCCGAGCGCAGGGTTTTTTTACATTTCGCTTTACAAATAATCAGACTTCCTGTATAATAACTACAGTTAGTCGAAAAAAGGAATGAAAATGTGGAATGATTTTAGTGACTTTGAGATAGTCGAACTGGCGTTCAAATATAACCTTGACTCTACTGTGAAGTTTGACTTGTCCAAGGACTATGTTAAACTCGCAAATCGTGAACACGTTGAGTGTTTGATTGAAGAAGTTGAATATAGCTTAGCATTTGATAAGGCATAATTATGAGTTTATTGACAGTAGGAAACCCGAAGTTGATGAAGGGTGAGAAGAAAGGCTACTTGTCTTTCGTGTTACACTTTGCCCCTGCAGATTTGTCGGGTAAGGAAGTGTGCCCTAAACGTACAGCTGGTTGTACAGCAGCATGTTTGAACACAGCTGGTCGTGGTGGCATTATGAAGAAAGGTGAAACCACAAACATCATCCAGCAAGCACGTTTGCGTCGCACCAAAGAATTCTTTGCCGATCGTCAGGCATTTTTGAATCAGCTGACAGTTGACATTATCAAGGCTAAGACTTCAGCCGAAAAGAAGGGTTTGATTCCTGTCTTTCGTTTGAATGGAACCAGCGACATTGCATGGGAAAAGTATGAAGTTGCCAACAACAAGAACATTTTCCAGATGTTTCCTGATGTGCAGTTTTATGACTACACCAAAGTGAACAATCGCAAGGTTTCACATATCCCTAACTATCACTTGACGTTTAGCAAGGCAGACGGTAACGATATGGATGTGCGTATAGCGTTGCAAGCTGGTATGAACGTGGCAGCTGTGTTTCGTGAAGTGCCAGAAACATATCTCGGTCGCACTGTGGTTAACGGTGATGAAACCGACTTACGTTTCTTGGACATTAAGGGTGTAATTGTTGGTCTGAAGGCTAAAGGTAAAGCCAAGAAAGACACCACTGGTTTTGTAATTTAATTTAAGGAGATAGACATGGGTTTAGATATGTACCTGAGCAACAAGCGATACTTGAGTAAGCACTTCGATCCAGTTGACTCTGAGCGTATTGAAAAGATCAACGATGCATTCGGCATCCAAGGTGACGAAGACGGTGACTACGGTGCGCAAGAAGTTACGTTTCGTGTAGCGTACTGGCGTAAGGCTAATGCTATTCATGCTTGGTTTGTGCATCACTGTCAAGGTGATGTTGATGAGTGCCAAGAAACGCATGTCAGTCGTGAGAAATTGACAGAGTTGCTTGAGGTGTGTAAGGAAGTGTTGAAGAAACCTAAACTTGCCAAAGAGTTGCTGCCACCACAGGCAGGATTTTTCTTCGGTGGTACCGATATTGATGAGTGGTATATCAAAGATTTGAATCACACTGTTGAGATATTGACAAAAGCATTGGCAGATCCTGCCTTTGCTAAGGGTGATTTTTATTACCAGTCTAGCTGGTAACTGGAGAACAAAATGTCGCAGAGATTTATTGAGAACGTGAGTAAGAGTGATATAGCTACTGGCTTTCACATGGACGCTGGCGCTAATGCAATGCTCATCCGCATTCAAGATCCTGCGACATTCTTTGGTTGTATAAAGCATGCACAAATGTTCAAAGAGGTTTATGAGTTTGAATTCTTGGATGCTGAGGACAGCGATGGGTTTGAAGACGAGTGCAAGATTCAAGACGAACAGGCTGTTGAAATTATTCGTTTACTGAATCGTGCACTAGATAACCATATGAACGTAGTTGTTCATTGTCATGCTGGCATCTGTCGTAGTGGTGCTGTTGTTGAAGTTGCATCAATGATGGGGTTTACACCGAGCGATCGTTATCGCCAACCAAATCTCCGTGTTAAAAACAAATTAATGAAAGTGTTAGGATTGACCTATGAATCTAAATAAATTTTTCGAGAGCCTAGCTGCCAACGCATCACGCAATTTCAAAATTGAGCAACTAGAATTGAATCGCAATAACGAAACTCTACGTGAAGTTGTGCGCTTGGCTCTCGATCCTTTTACACAGTTTTACCAACGTAAAATTCCAAAGTATACACCTGCAAAAGATAATCAAGCCGATAGTTTGTCATCTGTGTTGAGTAGTTTGTATATGTTGTCCAGTCGTGAAGTCACTGGTCATGCAGCTATTGATTATCTAACAAAACTTCTTAGCTCGCTGACTGAGGATGATGCTAAGGTTATTGAACGTATTATCGCAAAGGATCTAAAATGTGGAGTATCAGTGTCAACCGCAAACGTAGTGTGGACTGGTTTAGTGAGCGAATATCCAGTAATGTTGTGCAGCCCATTCGAACAGAAACTGGTAGACAAAATCAAGTTCCCCGCATACGTGCAACTGAAGATGGACGGAATGCGCTTCAACGCTATCGTCAAAGATGGTAAGTGTGAGTTCCGTAGTCGTAATGGTAAAGAGATTCAGTTGTTGGGTAATCTTGAAGAAGATTTTATCGCCATGGCGAATGGTGTAGATTGCGTATTCGATGGCGAGTTGTTGGTGAAAGATAAAGGTATTGT